TGTGGTAAGCACGTTGTAAAAACAGGGCGATTGATAAAGAGTAAATTATCAGGTGCTAGTTGGCACGTTTGGTATCACTTTGATTACTGTGAAGACCATTGGGACTTGCAGGAAAAATACAAAAACAAACTAATACCACCATTAGAAGTATAAAAATCTATAATGTGTCCTAACTTGGACACCGTAAGGATAAAGGAGTTGATATGAATAGAAAACAAAGAAGAATACTAAAAAGTAAAAAAAAGGGTAGGACTCATAATTCGACAGGAAACTTTCCAATTTACAAAGGAAGGAGCTGATGAATAAACAATTAAAATGGTGGTTGGATAACAAAGAAAAAATTAGACAAAGAATCATCAAAAATTTTAATCTACCAAAAGATTACAGATTGTAATGATTTACCAAAGAAGAACGACATTCAAGTTTGATTGTCCTGAGTGTACTTTGGAATTAGAAGTTACACACTTGTTATGGTCTGCACTTGTTTGTCTTTATTGTGATAAAGAAATCTACAAAGAAGATATGGAGTTAAAGAAATGACAATCTTTGAAAATCTTGAGCAGATATTTAATCACTTAGAAACTAAAGAACAGATAAAGTTTGCTGAGAGATTATTACAAAAAAGAAAATTAGAAATCGCATTATTAAAGAGAGAAAAATGATTACTAATTGTAATTGTCCAAAAGAAAAAAACTGTGCAGGTCATCTTACTTTGCAGGAACAAAAACTTCTATTTACACAAGCACAATATATGAATAGGAATGTTGATGATGATATTGTTACTGTTCCAACAATTAGATGTATTATTTGTAGCCAAGAAGGAACAATCGAAGTAGTTAGAAAAGATTGGCACGAGTTCCAATGGGACTTACCAAGAAAAGAAGTAAGAGAATATTTTCCTTACCTTGACAAGTCAGGTTGGGAACAAATAATCTCAGGCTCACACCCTGAATGTTTTGATGAACTTTTTGGAGATATAGAATAATTTGTTCATATTGCACAGATAATTTTATGTATTAAGATTAGATAGTTTAATAGCTTGTATCATTAAATACGCAGATAAGAAGCTGACCCTTTGTTTCATTCAATCAGCAATCAACTCCGAAGGGTCAGCTATCTGCTTTTTATAATAATTTTTAATATAAATACTTGCATTGTTTTTTATTTCTGTTAATCTTTGATTATGAATGAAATAACAAAAGGAGACAAAATGTCAAGAAGAACTGAATATCAAATAGCAACTGATGAATTAAACGAAGTTGAATATTTGGAAAAAGTTAAAAGAGTAGCTAAAAATTGTATGGAACTTGCTTTAGATAGGGGAGAGAGTAAAAATTCTGACAATTATCTAAATGCACAATATGAAATAGAAGTTGCTGACAAAAAAATAAAAGATATTAAATCAAAAAGTAAATACATAATATAAAAATTAACAAATCAATTAAGCCACCTACATTGGTGGCTTTTTTGTTATAGTAATACCTATGGCAAGTTTATCTAGCATAAGAGAAGGTTTGAAAACACGTTTAGCAACTATCTCAGACTTAAGTGTATTTTCTTTTGTGCCTGATTCAATAGAGCCACCTACGGCAGTTGTTGGTGTTATGAGTTCTTTGGAATACGATTCAACAATGTCTCGTGGCTCGGACACTTACAACATTCCAATCTATATGTATGTTTCAAGAGTGGACGCAGAACTCTCGCAAGATTCTCTTGATTCTTATTTAGACGGAAGTGGTAGCACAAGTGTAAAATCAGCTATTGAAGGAGATTCAACTTTAGGTGGAGTGGTAAGTTCTGCTAGAGTTGTTGAAGCGTCTAATTATGGTGTTTATACTGTAAATAGTATTGATTACTTAGGCGTAGAATTTAGCGTGGAGATAATTACATAATGTATGAAGTGATAAATGGAATAACTGTCAAAGATAAATATTTTGCTGAAGGCGAATTTATCGAAGCAAAAGATATTCCACAAAAAAGTATTAAATGGTTAGTAGAACAAGGTACGCTTGTTAAAATTACTAAAGCCGAAATGGAAAATAAATTACAAGAAGCAACTAAAGTAAGGGCAAGGAATGACAAAGGTCATTTTATTGCAGACGACCCTAGTACAAAAGAAAACGAAGCGTGGGTAGAAAAGGAAGAAGAATAATGGACAAAGAATTTAAGTCAATAGACTTTGCATTAGACACCGAAGCAGAAGGCAAAGTAGAAGCAGTTTTCTCTGTATTTAATAATGTAGATTCTGACGGAGATGTAGTTTTACCAAACTCACTTAAATCATTTAAAGGTTTAGAAGGCGAAGTACCAATGGTATGGTCTCACAAATGGGAGAATCCTATTGGTAAAGGACGCATTGTTCAAGATGATGACAAGGCAACATTCAAAGGCGAGTTTATTATGTCGTCAGATAGTGGTAAAGAAGCCTATGAAATTGTAAAAGCTATGGGAGATTTACAACAATGGTCTTTTGGTTTCCAAGTTGATGACGCAGAACAAGGACAATTTCAAAAAGACGGACAATCACAGGAAGTAAGGTACATAAAATCTGCAACTGTGTTTGAAGTATCTCCTGTTCTTGTTGGTGCAAATCAATCAACTTATACTGTTGATGTCAAAGAACAAAAAGAAAAAGATGTAAAAGATGTTGAATCAGGTCTTAGATTCACAGATGAAGCTGATAATGTGCTTATCACAATTAACAACTTCATAGACAGAGCAAAAGAACTTACTTCTTTACGCTTAGATAAAGGCAAAAAATTGTCAAAGTCTGCTCAAGAATCTCTTATGCAGATTCAAGACCGAATCCAAGAAGTCTATAACGACTTAGACAACATACTTGGATTGGGAGAAGAAGAAACAGAGCAACCTAAAGATAGTATTGACGCACTTTGGCTAAATACACAAGAAGTCTTGGCAAGAAGTCAAGGCATAGTTAATGAAGGAGATAAAGTTGAGTAAATTAAACGAACTCACACAGGAACTCCACACATTAAGACAAACTCAGTTTGACGCAGTCAAAGAGATGAAGGACACCTTTGAAGAAGGCTCAGAAATCTCTGTTGAAAAAAAACAAGCTATCGAAGATAGAAATGTTGAAATTGAGAAACTTAATGAAAAAGTTAATGAATTAAATGCTCTCGAAACTCAAGAAGCAAGACTTGAAGAAGCATTAGAAAAAGGTAAAGAAGTAAAATCAATGCCTATTCACAACGAGAAGGAAGAACAAGGGGTACAAACTCTTGGAGACCAACTCATTGACTCTAGTGCTTACAAAAGTTTTATGGATAATGGGCAAAAGAACATCAATTCAGAGCTTAAGTGGAATCCAAAAGTCGAATTAAAAACAACATTGACAGAAACAGGTTATCCACCTGCTGTAACAAGAAGCGATTTAATCGTTCCTACTGCATTGAGAAACCCACAAACTGTTATTGATTTAATCGACACAATCACAACAGATACTTACCAATACAAGTATCTCGAAGAAACCACCTTTACTAACAACACTTCTGCAACTGCTGAAGGCTCAGCTTTGGGCGAAAACGCACTTGCTTTTACAGAAAAGACAGAGAACATTCGTAAGATTGGCTCATTCTTGCCTGTTACAGAAGAATTGTTAGCTGATGTATCAGCAGTTAGTGGTTATCTTGACTCAAGATTAAGAACTATGGTTAATCTTGCAGTTGGAGACCAAATACTTGCAGGTGGTGGCTCAGGTGCAAACTTAACAGGTATCTTGAATGT